TAGCTGTATTGGTCACTGCTTTGCGGGGTGATGGCCAACAGTGGCAAGGCGTTCCCGCTGGCTGTTTTGGCTTCGCCCCTGGGTGTGAACAGCAGGCGGCCGGCTTTTACTGCGGATATGGCGTCGTGCCTTTCGGCCAGACGGTTCAGCAGGTTCAAATCAGACTCGTCGGTTTGGTCCAGGTGCTCGATGGCGATCGCGCCCAGGCGCTTGGCCACCACTACTTCCAGTTCGTTGTTGGCTGCGATTTCACCCACTATGTCGCCCAGGGTTACCTGGTCCCACGATCGTGTTCGCCGCGCGGGCAAGCCGTTGCGCATGTCGGCACTGCGGGCGGTTATGCTGATTTGGTCGGGCGGGCCGGTGAAGCTGGCTTCGTCGACAATGAACAGGCCTTTTTCGACCAGCTGCTGATTCTTCCAGCCTATGGCCAGCTCAATCTCGGCGCCCTTAGGCGGGATCTCTACGGCGCTGTCGTGGTCGCTGATGGTGATTGAGAGGGTGTCGGCTTCGTCGCCTGGGGTTTCGTCTAGGGTCAGGTCGATCAGGCGGCCGTTTACCCGCGGGGTGATGTTGGTGCCGTTAACGATCAGGCGGTAATACGGGGCGCGGTGTTCCATTATGCGAGTAACCCTCCGCTGCGGCGTGGGTTGTAAAGCCCTAGGCCAATGGCGGCGTCGCGGCTGGTACCTGCCTGGCTGCGGAACTGTTCGAAGTTGTCTTCGTCTACCCGAACCAGTTCGATGCTGAATTCGATTTTGCGCGGCACGCCGTCGCTGAAAAACACGGAGCTGGTTTCGCTCACGCCGGTGATGGCCCAGAAGCCGTAAACCCGGCCCGATCCTTCGATCAGCGGCCAGGCTTTGCCCTCGTCTGCCATGATTCGCACGTCGTCCAGGGTTACGCGGCCGCCGGTTATTTCGGGGTGCAATGTGCCAGACAGGGATATGGTGTCTTCACCTGGGCCCAGGTATTGGTACCCGGGCCGCTGCCCTACCCGCGACTGGCTGGCGTGGCGCCATTGGCTTGCGCGCTGCAGCTGCTGATACGGCAGAGACTTTGTTTCAAATACAAACATGCCCAGCGTCATCATCATAGCGGTTAATCCCTGTCGTACAGTGCGCTGCGGGCGCGGGTGGCTTTGGCTCTGTCACGCGCGGCCAGTATGCGCTGCACTTCGCCGGCGATTTCCTGGGCGCTTTGCCCGGGTGCTGTGTTGACGTGGATGGTGATGGTGTCGCCACCGGCTTGCTGTGTGGTTGGCGCGCCACGGGAAATGGGCGGCCTGCTGTCGAATTCCACGTTGCCGGCGGCGGCTGGCAGTGCTGCAGCGCCAATGGCAATGCCCGCACCGGCCTGGCGTACACGCTTTCCAAAGCCGGTAACTTGCTTGAGTGTGTCGGGCTCTTTCTGTTCCAGGCCCTGGCGGTAGCCTTCCAGGGTGTCGTGGCCTGCGCTCATGAACACGCGGGACGGGGATTTGATGCCCAACGTTTCTTTGAACCAGCCGATCGCTTTGGCGCCGGCGCCGGTGATGGTTTCTTTCACCTTGCTTAGGCCACCGAGTATGCCGCCCACCAGGCCGTCTAGGATCTGTTTGCCGAAGCCGGTGAAAGACTCGGGCAGATCGACACCGAACCAGATCATTACTCCGGAAAAGGCTTTCTTGAAAAGGCTAACAGGCGACCACGACACAATAAGGCTACCCACCGTTGAGATGCCTTGGCTGAAGGCGCCACTGACGCCAGACCATAAGCCGCTGAGCATGCTACCCAGGCCACCAATGGCGCTACCGATACCGGACACTAGGCCGCTGATCATCTTGCCGCCGGCGGCGGTCAGGTTGGATGGCAGTTCGACACCCAGCCAGCCCATGACACCGCTGAAGGCTTTGTAGAACAGGCCTAGAGGTGACCAGTTTAAGATGAGTTTACCCACGCCGGCGATGCCGCCGCTGAAGGCGGCTTTTACCTGGGCCCAAAGCCCTTTAAAGAAACTGGCAATGCTGCCCCAGTTTTTGTAAATCAGGTAACCGGCGCCTGCAATTGCAGCAATGGCGATGCCGATCGGGTTTGCTGTGAGCGCCAGGCCAATGGCTTTTACGCCAGCCGCTATCGCGGGCAAGCCACCGGCAAGGCCAACCAACGCGGTACCGGCCGCAAACAGTGCTTTGCCGAACGCGAGTATTGCCAATGCTGGCTTGAGCGCGAACAGAAACGCCAAGACCATGCTCAGGTTTTCAACGCCGCCTACTAATCCAGCTGCCTTACTAGCCAGCCACGCGACATTCTTAGCCGTACTGGCAACGCCAACAGCAAGATCGCGGATGACAGGCAGGGCTGATTTCATTTTCTCGCCAAAGGTGGCGGCGAAGGCTTTCACCTGGTCTTTGTTCTCACGCATCCAGCCGGACAAGTCACCCATCAGTTCGGTCACCGCCGGCATCAGCTCGGCGCCGATGGTGTTCTTCATGCCGGTCATGCCCAGCTGGGCGTCGAGCATTGCATCCTTGAAGGTTTCCGCATCACGTGCGGCCTTCTCGCTGAGCACGTAGCCGGTGGCTAAGGCGTCTTTGCGCAGTTCCTTCAGGCCTGCACTTCCATCCTTTAGCATGTTGATCATGCCCACGCCTTCACGGCCAAACAACTGTGCGGCGAGTGCGACCTTCTGGGACTGGTTTTCGACGCTGCCAAGGCGATCGGCGACCACGGCCAGACTGTCTTCCGGCGTCATCTTTGCGAGGTCTTCGGCAGATAAGCCCAGTTCATCGTAGGCTTTCTTTGCAGCACCGGTGCCGCTGGTGGCTTCGCCCATGCGCTTCACAAAGCGCTCTAGGCTGGAATCGAACTTCTGCGTGGATACGCCAGAGCGTTCAGCCGCGTAGCGCAGTTCCTGCAATGGGCCAAGGCCGATGCCGATTTTGTCGCCGGTCTTCGCCACTTCGTCACCAAGTGTTGCGGTGGAATTGGCAAGGCCGAATATGCCTGCTGCCACACCGCCTGTCGCCACTAAGGCCCGCTTACTGAACTTACCCACCTCACTGGTCATGTTCTTGAACTTGCCGCTTACGTCGGCTTTGCCTAGCTGTTCCAGGTAGCGCTTCTGGCGCTGCATGCGACTGTTCGCCACTTTCATGCGTTCAGCCAGCTTGCGCTCTTCATCGGCCAGGTTGCGCGTACTGATGCCTGCATCCTTGAGCCGCTTGCGTACAGAGCCCAGTTCTTTTCGCTGCTTTTGGCCTTTGTCGTTGAAATTCTCCACTTCTTTGCGTGCCTTGTTGTATTCGGCTCGCAGTTTGGCAGTGGGTTTTGCAGTGGCTTTTAGCTCATCGCCTAGCTGGCGCACGCGCTGCTGGGATGCGGAAAGCGCCGCTGAATTGGATTTCAGCGCCTTGTCGGCTTTGCGGTATGAGGAAATGTCGCGCTGGGTGTTTTGCAGCTTGCGGGTTTCAGCCTGGGCCTGTTTAAGCGCCCGGGCTGTAGCGCCGGTTGTGGCGTTGATTTTCTTGAGCGGGCCGGTTACCCGGTCTTTGGCGGCCAGGATGACCTGCAAATCCAGGCTTTTCGACATTATTCCTCCGGCTGGCTGCGCTTGCGTGCGTGTTCACGCCATTCCATCAATTCTGAGAGTGTCATGTGTTCCATGTCTGAGGGCCGCCAGTGGAATATGGCGGCCACGTCAGCCATGGCATCGTCAACGCGGTGCGGGATTAACCCTTGTGCCGCTTCTGCAGCAAAAAACCAGCGATCTCCTTTCCGGCCTCCACCAGGTCTGCGGGGTCCATGTTGCGCACTTCTTGTTCTGTCAGCGTGGGAGTGCTGATGCGAGGAATAAGCTTGGTCACGCTGTCTACGTCCAGGTTCAGCACTTCGGCCAGGCTCAGGCCGCGCAGTTCGCCCGCCATGGGCTTGCGCAGTACCAGCTTTTCGATCTTATCGCCTTCGCGCTGGATGGGGGTGTCCAGCTGCACGGTTACGCTTTCGGGTTTGCTCACGGGGTTAGCTCCTTACAGGCCGATGTTCTGGCGGTGTTGTTCCAGGCGGTCTACGCCGCGTACTTTTTCGACCATGCCGGGCACGTCGATTTCGATTACGACTTCACCGTTGATGGTCAGCTTGTAGTAGCTGACGGTGGTGGTAACGCTCTGGGTGTTGTTGCTGCCAGATTCCGCATCGCCCATGGCGATTTCGCGGTGGCGGCCACGGGCCACGATTTCCACCGGGATGGTTTCGCCGGTGTCGTCTTGCTGGTAGCTACCGGCAAAGCGCAGCATGTCGGTGTCCAGCTGGCTGGTGCCGAAGTTGTCGAAAATTTCAGGGATTAGCCCGGCAGGCGTCCACTGAAATTCAAGCTTTTCCATGCCCATGTCGATGTCCACCGGGGCGTTCATACCACCCCCGCGGTACTCTTCCATCTGGCGCACCAGGGGCGGCAGCGTGAGCGAACCAATCATGCCCTGCCAGTTGTCGCCGTTGCCGAATAAATTGAAGTGCTTGAGCTTTTTCGGAAGTGCCATTGCTTGTGCTCCTTATGCGTTTACGCGGCTGGCGAAGTCCACCAGGTACCGGTCTGTGATGCGCTGGCGCAACAGCAGGTTTTCCAGCGGCGGCACTGGGGTGTAGTCGTAGTCGATGTACAGTTTGCCGGCCTTTAGCGTGTCTTTGGTGTTGGCTACGTCATCGAACCATGCGCTGGCATCGATAATCAGGCCCAGGGCTTTCAGCTCGCGGAACTTGGCGTTGATGCCTTCAATGATGTCTTTCGCCAGCGACGGGTGCATGGGCTTGTCGACGGCGAACATGTGCGCCTCTGCGATTGTGTCAGCCAGGATTTGCGCGGTGCGGGTGTAGTTCTCGAACTGGAACAGCGGGTCGGCACTGCAGGTGCGTGAGCCCCTGCGTCGGTGTTGGGGTCTTGCAGATCCCAGTGCACATCTTTGTTGATGCCGGTTACGCCGTTCACGGCCACGTTAGACAGGGTTTTATGCCAGCCCACCTGTTGGTCTATCTTCGCGCGCAGGCCCATGGCACGCGCTACAGCGAAGGCGGTGGAAGTGGATGCGGTGTTTACGTCGAACGCGACGAAATCTGGCCAGATCAGCATCAGTTCGCGGGCGCCATAGCTGTTGCGATACAAGATGGCGTCTTCGATGACTTCGCAGCCGTGGCAGCTGGCGTACACGAACGCGCGCAACTTCTGGGCCATGGCGACGGCTTCAGCGGTTACGGCTGGCGTGTCCAGGCCTGGCGCACCGATGATGCGGGGCTTTACGCCTAGGTTCTGCTCAGCTGCCAATAGTGCTTT